TTTTATTTAAGAAAGTAGATTTTTGTTTATCTGCTACCTCTTTGTTACTCGCTTCTTCCTTGTTGTACCTATTAAAGAAATCAATTGCTTTTTGTTGGTCGTCAGTTAATTTAGACCCAGCTTTAATTTCTTCATAGTATTTGGATTTGTTCTCTTCCAGTTGAGTTTTAGCGTTTGCAACTTGCTCTTTTAACGCTAATTTTTTTCTACGTATTTCTCTATCATCATCAACATCTTCGTTGAACGAGAATTGATCTTCCAAAAGGAAGTTAATTTCTTCTGCGTTTAAATGAGGTTTAGTTTGCTTGTAATGCTCGTACAGTATATCTTGATTGTCCATCTCACTGTAATCCTTATTAAGCTTAACATAGTCGTTTAAATCACCACCAGTTTCATCCATAAAGTCAACTAACTTCTGGATATTCTCTGGTAAAGGCTCACCAGTCTCCATAGACTCTTTTATAGCTTCAGCAGCTTCAACAGCTACTTCTTCTACCTGCTCTACGGTTTCGTTGGTGATTTCCTCTACTACTGGTACACCTTGTTTTTCCACCTCTTGTGCTTCGGCTTCAGGTTTAACCTCTTCAACTGGTTTTTCTTCTGGTGGATTGTTTAAATCAACCTTTGTAATTGTTGGTTCGACAGCCTCAGCTGGTTTCTTCATTTTCGCCGCAACCTTAGTAACGTTACCTTTTGTCTCGCTACCATCTGGTTGTTTTGCTTCTTTTTTCTTTACTTTAATTTTGCCAGTTTCGCTATCAGCGATTGGCTCTTCTTTTTCTGCCATAATATAATATAATAATAGTTAATAATTCCTACTTAGGACCAAAGGACCCCAAACCAAATTCCCCACTCATAATATCATTACCTGAGGATTCAAAGTTTTTAGGTGGTTTCTTGTTTAATCTTTGGTCAATAAGCTCACTTTGTTGTGATGCTTGCATTTTTGTTCTTCCGTCTTTACGATCTTCTTTTCTTGTATCTTTCATATCAATCTCCTCCATGTTCATTTTTTGGAGTTTCATATTTATTTCAAACTCCATCTGCATAAGCTCCTTTTTAATCTCAGACTCCATTTGCATTTGCTGAGTTTTATTTCCTGACTTCACGTTCTCCAACTCTACGTTTAAAGCGTGAGCTGCTTGGGCTTTTTGTGTTTCTGCTTCTGCCGCTGCTTTTGACGCTTCTGCTTGCGACTTACCTTGAGCCTCGGTCATTTCAAGTTCTTGCTTTTGTTTTAATTCAGCTTTGTTTTTTCTAGTGATCTTAAGCATTTGATTGGCTAACTTAATATTTCTAATGTTTCTTAAATCAATAGCATCTTCTAGATCTATAGATCCCTGTTGGATAGATGTTTGTATGTTGTTTTCTAATAATTGTTTCTCCTCGTCATCAGGAGCTAATTCTAAAAATATACCAAAATCATATAAATGTAACTCAGACATCTCTTTTAGCGTAGCAACATTATGAACACCTATTGATTGTATGAATGCATCTTTTGTTGGGGAGTATTCTAGTATATCAGATATTCTAAGTGCTAGAGATTCTGCAACTTCCGCTGTTAAAAACATACCACTTTGCAAAATATGTCTTGTAGCTACGTTTGAGTTTGCAGCAGCCATTTTTTGTATCCCAACAAGAGATTTTGAATCTGGAGTAGAAGCATCCCTAGCCTCATTTAACCCAGTCGTATCTCGAATCATTTGAAGGTAGTAGTTGTAAGTGTTAATTAAACCTTGCATTTTATTAGCAGCAGAGCCACTGTTAGATATTTCTTGTATAGGTGTTTTACCCCCATTTTGGTCTCCGTCTTGAGTTAATGATCTACCAATAACAGAACCTGTTTGGAAGTACATGTTTAAAGCTTCTTGTGGGTTGTAGTTTGTTCCATTCCCTAAATCAATTTCAGCTAAACCATCAGCGTCTAGATAAACTCCATCAGGAACCATTCTAGATAATACCTGTTGAAGTTTTAGGTGGGTTAGTTGTATCATGTCGGCGAAACCAGTTATCCTGCTCACTAGTGACTCTATACGTCCCTCATACATTCTTGGGGCACAGATAGCGTAATTCATTTTAACTTTAGTATAATCACTTTTAGGACGCATCATGTTTCTTGCCATTTCCCATTTCAGCAACTTGTCAGTACCAAGAATTATAGCACCCTCATATAAGCATTCAATAGCTCTTTGTAATTTAGAAAACTTAAAGTCTACATCCACAGGTGGATTAAACTTATCATCTTTCTTTATTATTTTAGCAGAACCACTAGCCGTTTCTTTAACTTTATAAACTTCATTCATATAAGTTTTATAGTTAAAATATAATACCTGAACTTTATTGTTATCGTTATCACGGTTTCTACGACCCATGTCTGCGTAACTACTATTTTTCTTAGATATCCCTTCTAAATCTTCGTGTTCTAAATGTGGAAATTCTTTAACCAATTCGTTAATTGGAATTTCTTTAACTTCTCCAACATAGTATATATCTTCGAAATAAGGGGAATCTGTGTGGGAGTAAACTAGATTAGCTGGATCAACGTAATCTATAACAACTCCTTCAGAAGTGTTGAAGGACGTTTTAACAGCACCAATACCAAGAACTGTTAAATCGTGGTAAAACCTTCTTTTTATTAAATCGTAATTATTACCATCAAACAAAACATTTAATGCAGCTTCCTCAGCCAACTCCACTGCCTGCTTGTAATTAAGTTGCATGTGTAGTGTTAGTTCTTCTTCTGAGCCTGGAAGTTTTTCTGGTGGGGTTGATGATAAATCTATATTTAAAGCCGCTTTGGTTTGAGCATCAAAATCTTTAAGTTTCATATCCTTAAGTATGCTTTCCATATACTCAGTACGCTTGCTAACGCCCGCTTGATCTTGTGAGTATGCTTTTATGTCATATAGTTTTTCTGCAATACCGTTGACTACGATATCAACAAACTTAGGTATAATTGGAACTGGTTTCCAATCTAAGTTTAAATAAGATAAGTCACCGTTAATTGATAACTCATCTTTATATTTTTGTATAGATTGCTCGCCTCTAGCGTACAATCTTAAATTGTGAAAATTGTTTAACCCTTTGTTGTACCTACTACCATTAGAGCTATTATCAAACCACTCTTGTTCAATAGCACGAGCAACCTTTAAGCCATATTCATAACTAATCTTTTCAGCATCACCAACCACTTGACTAGGAAAAAAATTATTTGTAGTTCGTCTATTCATCTTATTCTTTAATTATTTTAGACATACCTCCGGTGTTTGAATATTTTGAAATATGTATATTTAATGGTTGTACTTCTCTTTGTTTATTTGGAGCGTACAAATGTCTGTTGTTTGCCATGATAGCTAAACCGGAGCTTATTGACGCATCATGCTTTGTTCTTTTGTTTATATCAAACTTTGTCCAATCATTCAAAAGTTCGTTGAAATAACAATCTCCGTGAGTTCCATCTTGCTTGATACCTACGTGATCTTGTATGTACATCTCAATAGCAGCAGCATGTGCCTGCTTTATATCTTCGCTTGAATTCGGTATTCCACCAACTTCTTTTTCTGCAACTGATAATTTATTCCAAATTTTATCAGGTCTATTCATACTAAACCCTCTATATCCTCTTCGTCTTAAATAGTACAATAGACGCGGTTTATTATTCTCTGCTAATATTGGCATCCCGTAAAACACTAAAGCCATTAGAACATCTTCAAAGAACATTTCGGCTGTTGGAGGCCTTGATAAGTATTCTAAAAAGAAACTATTGGCCGGGGCATCTTCCATGCTAAACCTAGTTAAACCGTGTAAAGCTCCTTTCGATCCAACTCCATCTACTGTTCCTGATATATCATATGAATCACAACCAAATGCTCCCATGTGCTCGTTACCAGGGTGTTTAACTCCATTTTTAAGTATAACTCTATTTTGCAGGTGCTGAGGTGGAACCCAACTAACTTTAAATCTACCTTTTGGATCTGGGTAAAATATTACTTGCGAATCTTTAATTCCATTCACCCACTGAAAATTACCCCTAGTAATACCTAGTGTTCTAGACATTTCTTCGTTATAATCTATCTGTTCATATAACTTAACTAGATTAAAAATACTACCTTTAGTCTCATCTCTAAACGCGTGCTCTGTTGTTCTTGGGAACTGACGGTAGAATTCATTCAACCCATCTGAATCTCCTTTTAAACCATCTACTTCATTCTGCCAGTTATCTATTACTCCTACATCTATTAGTTCACCGCTTGGGTCGAATCGATCGACATCAGGAGTAGTAAATACTGGAACTCCGTGCTCGTCAATAAATCCTTCATAGTTCCATTCCATTGGGATAAACAAAGAGTATAAACCAGACTTTGTCTGGCCATTTCTGTTTCTTTTTGTAACATCTGAAGCATTGTATAATTTTTTAAAGTTCTCACCTCCTTTATCTAAAGCGTTTGATGTTGATCCCATCATACACTTACCAATAATTCTACTACCTAATCTTAAACAAGTTTTTGTAACCCTCCAGTTATTTAAAATATTATCGGGTCTCTCCCACTTACCACTTTCATCATGTACTAGTAATGCTAATTTCTCACCATCATAACTATTGTCTCCAGTATTCTTCCAGTCAATCGTTGTATCTAAGCCTTTTATATCTTCTAGCTTTTCGTTTTCCGTGATCTTCTTTCTAGTAAACTTACTAGCGGGTACACGATAAGCAAGCTCGGATTTTGGACGATCCATACCATCTTGAATAGGCTTGAAAAAGAAAGGGTAGTTGATTGATATAGGTACAACTTTGTCCGTAAACATTTTTTTAGCATCAGCTCCTGATTTAGATAGTATTCCATATCTACTATCACTTGCAAGAGTGGCTAAATTAACGGTTTCTGCTGAGGACATAAAAGAAAACCCAGAACGTCTATTCTTAAGGTAGCACATTCCATAACATCTTTTGTCTGCTTTACAAGCTTCCCAGAATATATAAAATAATCTATTTGCTTCTCTAAAGTCTGGAGCGCCTACATCTATCTTACTCCATTGTAAGTACATGTAGTGCGTGCCAGTTATCCAGGTTGGTTTACCATCATTCATAA